CGGCTGATAGTAGTAACGCAATATTCCGCCCTAAACCCCACTGGTCTTGTGCGTCGTCGTTTTCAAACCGGGCGACGGCACGCGCCCCCGACGTAGTCGGTAGTACGTTGCCGCCCATTCCGGCGAAACACTTATGCGCGTCGTTACGGAAAATTATATAAGCGTCGTTAGTAAATGGGTCGTTGGTTAGTCCTGTGCCGGAAACCTTAAACCCTGCTATGTGTCCGCTTTCGATTTCGGCATTACGCACGGTGATACCGTCAAACGTACCAGTTTTGCAGGTGACGTTACCGCCTTTGGCTTGAAAAAGGATATTACCGGCCGCGTCTCTCATGTCGATGCACTCCACGCCCAAATTTTTAACCAGCGCATAAGACGCTAATAAAATCTTGGTCGCTACCAGTTCGATTTTATCGCCTAACTGCCAGTATTGGTTAGATTGGTCGGCGGTGCTTCCAGGGTAATTGTTGGCTGTCTTGGTATGGCTTCTAACGCAGCTGTAATAATTGTCGCCATATAATACTACGTCTTTCCATGCCTCGTCCTTTGCGCCGGATTGGAAGCCGTACCCGGTAGCGCAGTCGCTCCACGCTTGGGGGCCGCGTAGTGCCGGGCCTCGCTCTCCGTCATCGCCTTTGCGGATAAATTTAACTACTCGTGTTGCTTTTACGCCCATAGCCTTAATCTTGTGCGGTGATGGTTATCGACACGTCGCCCCCTGCTTGCATACAGTGGGCGCGTGTTACGGCGCACGATGCTTTTGCCGTTTCGCGGTCGCTTTGGCTGTTGAGGTAAACCCCGGCAGCGTCTTTAATCACGAAAAAGAAAAGCGTGTTAAGTGCCTTTGTGTTCGTGCCACGCTTTACGACGACAGGCGTATAGGTGACTTGGCCGTTACCGCTGGTGTCCTCGGTTATCGCCTCATCTTCGGGCGTTGGGTGTGGGTCTATGTCGTAGGGGTCGCTTGCGTCCATTACGCCCTGTATGTCCTTGCCTATCTCGGCACCGTCACGGAATACGGTAACACGATACTCACCGTAGGTGTCTATGTCGGCCTCGGCGACGGTCAAAGTTTGCCCGGTCTTTCCGGCTAACGTGTTCCAGCCGCTTGCGCCCATCTTTTCCCACTGGTAGGTTAGGTTTTTGGTGACAGCCGCGCCGGATTGGTACGCCATCGCTTTAAGTATCACGCTACCGCCTTTTTCGGTAATTACGAAATTTTTGTTATCACCTGCGGCGATAGTAACGCGGTAACTGGTGCCGGTCGCCTGCTGTATGGGTATCGTGTAGTCGGCTTGTATGTCGTCGCTCTGTGTGCCATACGATATTTTAGCCACCATCTTAATTACCGCCGGGGCGTAGCCGGAAGCGGCGGCGATATTGCCGACAATCTGCAAACCGTAATAGAGGTTATCGCCGCTGGGTGCAACCTTTTTGAAAAGTCCTGCAAACGTGCCTGTAGAGGTATCACCGCTAAAGGTTATTTTAGTGCCGTTGAAATAGTAGTCGATGCTGTCGGGCGTGGCAATACCCTCGGCCACGCGGCTACTGGTGCAGACGAAATACAGGGTAGGTTTGGTTACGGCAAAGTCGGGGTAAATATTGGTTACGTCGTTTATCGTACCCTCCCATTCTTGGTACAGGTCGCCGTCGGAACACATGATTACTGCGGAATACGTGCCGGCCTTTGATATAAATTTTATGGTTCTTGTTGCTGTTGCGCTGCTCATACTTTTTTAGTTTTAGGGGTTGTTGCTTCCTGCTCGTCGTCTGTGCCGTCGTGCTGGCTTTCGTCGTCGGTGGGTGTTTCGGGGTTCTCGCCCTCACTGGGCGCGTCGCTGGTGCCAGGTACCTCTTCGGGGTTCTCGCCCTCGTTCTCGGTGGGTGTTTCGGGTTCGGTGGTTTCTACCGGGGCCGGTGCCGGAACTTCAAACCGGGGGTCGGTCGCTGTCGGCAGGGGGCGCAGCTGCGTGCCGTCCTGTTCCTCGCGTGCTTCGTGCGGCATGAGCGCGATAGCACCGATAGCCGCCAGCGTTTCGGATAGGCGCGTCAGGGGGCCAAAGGCTAATAAATCACTCTGCCAAAGGATATAGTTACCGTCATTTACGGTATTGCGGTCGTTCTGCAAATTCAGATACTGGGCCACTTTGGGGTTTGCTTTAATGTAGCGTGCCATAATGTTATTTGTTAGTGGATTATTTTATTAAAATCACATTGCCGTCGGCATCCTCAAATATCGCGCCGTCTGTGTCCTCAAAGGCGCACAACGGCCCGACATCTTTAACGTCTAAGCCTATAACCGCGCCGTAACTTAGGCTCATAGCCGTAGTGGGTATCGTCGGTTTAAGTCCGTGAGCTACCTGCGTATATGACAGTGTGCCGCTTGCCTTGTTTGTAGCGATATACCACAACGGTAATAATTCCCTTTCGGGGTTCTGTATCACCCCGGTAGCGTTCCATATTGAAGCCTCTGGTGCGATAGCCAAAATGCCGACAGGGATATTAACCGGCACACCTGTTACGTCGTACTCAAATTTAGGTATGCGACGGATAAACGAAATGATTTTGCAGGGTGCGGCATCCGTTAATGCCACGCCCGACGGATTACTGCCTATGTCGTATTTGGCGCGACAGCGTAAATACAACTCCGTACCCATGAGGCTACGATTAACTGTGCAGCTTGCGCCGTCGGCGGCTACCGTTACGTCATAGTCCAGCGTGGTATCTGTGCCTACCTCCGTCCATGTGTTACTATCGGAACGGTAGATTTCCCACACGAAAATACGGTTAGCGGTCGCGCACTCGTTTACGCCTAATCGTAGGCTGGCGTGTACTGTCTGCGTGTCGGGGTCGGTCAGTGGGTTGTATATGGTTTGGTCGGCCGCGTCTAAAATGAGCTGCGGCACAAACACGGTGGAATTACCGCACGTTACCGAAAAAGTGCGTACAATCGTGTGCAGTTGTCTGGTGCGTGGGTCGCTAAATTCCGCGTGGAACTCCAGCGTAATAGGTACTTTCGGCTGGGCGTTTTTCTTTACCTTGATACGTCCGGCCTGCCCGCCGCTGACTATTACTTCGTAGTTAGTGTTAGTGCCTTCGATAAGCGTAGAAACACCGCCGACAATCTCGTACCATTTCACGTTAGCCAGCTGGTGATTTATACTACCAGCCGCTAAATACTCGTCCTTATCCATAACGCTAACCTGCGGCTGGATAATTAGCGGCGTTAGCGTGTAGTCGGGCGTGTAGGTGTTAGTGTCTGCGTCGTAATTCTGCTTATTAGGCACTGACCCATCTACGGCAAAACCGATGGTTATTTGCAGCGGTCGGAAATTAAAATCAAATCTTCTTGTTTTCATTTCGTTTGCCTTATTGGTTAATACTCAAAAATTGCCTGTTGCTCGGCGGCCACGTTACCCATGCCGTCGCGTAGTGTCACGGTCGCAGTAAATTTTATGGTCTTTGGTATGCAGCCGTTAAAATCAATGTCGGCGGCTGTGAGGTGTAAAGACTTGCCAGCCCCGGCGCGTTTTATGGCCCATGCGTTATCAGATGTTACACGCGGTACGCCCTGCGCGTCCTCGCTGTATCGCGTCCAAACTACGTCAGTGTCTAATATGTCCTGCGTAATGTCTATGTTATGCAGCCACGCAATTATTACCAGCGTTACGTCGAAATTATCCGGGTCAAACAAATAATCGGTTTCGGCAAACTCTACCATAAAGTCGGGGTTGCCCTCCAGCATAGCCCATTCAGTGCTATTCCATGCCGGGGGGTTATGCGTGCCGGTTTTCATGCAGCGATATTTACACCCCATATACCACACGTCCGACGTTTCATATACCCCGGTGTCCGGGTTGGTCGTTTCGTTGTAATAGTCGGCGGTCGCGTTCCACTGCCCCCTATCGACGTAGGTAACTATCGGCTTGCCTTGATAGTCTATGCGTATAATGTCCTGTACTATGAGGCCACGCGCATATACATAGTCCTGCCCCTCAATAAGCGGCAGACCCATTGCTATAAGAAAATCGGGCACTGCGCCAAAGGTCGCGCCGTAATTGCTTTTGTCGATAATCGGTTTGGTAACGCCCGATAACTTGACTATGCTCCCCTCGGTACTCGACAGGTATAGGCAGCTTTGCCGTGTCTTGTCGGTTTGATTACCCCAGCGTGCGATTTTCATTAACTCACATGGTGGGTAATTTTTCCCGGCTGGTGTTTCGTCGTCGGGGTACATAGTAACCTCGATATAGTTAAGCGCGGTGTTTACGCTATTCACGCGAAGCCAGCAAGTATAATAAATTCCGCTACCAGTAGCCAGTGTGTTAATAATGCCTTTTAGTACATTATTCTCGCGCTGGGCGGTAAAATAGCCATCCCATTTGCTATGCAGGTACAAGCCAAACGTGCCGTCGCCATTATCTACGACGCGCTCGATAGTGTCACCCTCGGTTAATAGTTGGTCGCCCTCGATAGCCGCCAGCCTATTAACGATAAACTCCATAGCCTCAAAGTATGAGCGCACGCGCACCGTTTCAAATTCGGCGTTACCGTCTTTGTCAATACCTGCGCCCTTTCCGGCGTACAGCGATTTAATGAACTCGCCAAAGTGTGCGCCATCTTGGAATATGGCTAAACCTACGGCGGTTAATCCCTGCTGAAACGTAATGCGCCCCTCGGCTATATCGTCGGCTATGCGGCTTAGGAACTGGTCGCGTACCGGGCTGTCCGGGTCTAAGTCAAAGGCGAATTTAGCGTGGTCGGCTTCCTGCGCATGTATGGCATCGTTTGCGTGTCCGGCTCTTTCGGCATAAATAGCCAAATCAGCACGCGCCGCGTGCATGGCTTCCTTTGTCACGCCCCCGGTGTTATAATTGTTGCCGTTGGTCGCTATTCCGCTTTCGCCCGACGTACCGTTATTTTTCGGCTTCTTAATCAGTTTTACGTCAATCATTCCAAACCTCCTTTATCGTTAATTCGGCGTAGCCCTCGATAAGATTACGGCTTATTCCTTGCACATAAAAAACCTTATCGGCCATAGCCGGGTGTTTATACTGGTTGAAATATTCGGCGATACCTGCGCGGTCGTCGATTTTCTGCACCATTTGTATGCGTGGTTTGTGATATTCGGTATAGTAACTATCGACGTAGAGCTGTTCGGGTTTTGCCTGTTGCTCTTTGGTATGGTCGTATATAGTCAGTAGTCCGTAGCCGGTAGTCATGTCTAACGGTGTGGATAATTTGACAGTATCGGTTACGCCTAACTGCTGGCTCTCGGTTAAAGTTAGCGCGCTGTTAATCTCAAACTCTATATCATCTTTTCGATTTACAAAGTTTTCGCGTGTGTCGCTCATGTAGATAATATCATTATCTCCAGTATTATTTATTAGACCGTTGTCGCTATAAATCTTAACTTCAAAGGCTTTCATAAATATGCTGCTTACATGAGCCAGCAAAGGCACGGCGTTATCATACCATTTTTCACGCCTAAACCATGTACGGTGTCGCCGGGTTATCTCGCTCCACATGGAATTTACCGGGCCTAAAATCATAAATTTCACTGCGCCGCTAAGTTTGTCGCTTTTGCGTATGGGTATGGCTATCCCCTCTGCGTCGATACCTATATTATAGTCGATATTATTTTGTAGGTCAAACTCGGTGCCTATCAGCTTATCGCCTATTTTGGGGTCGAAGCCAATAGTAAAACTTTGCTGGTAATATTCATCGTCGCTGGCGCACTGTTCGCGTGTCTTATAGGTACGCCAAACAAAATCAGATATGCGGCCGTCAGTTCCGGTTTCCACTACGCATTTGTCGCCGATAATAAGCATACACGCCAGTACCGCGATTTTTGAAATTTTGTCGGTGCTGTCGCCTACGGCACTATACTTAAATTCATACTGTTGCGGGCCGGTTTCAGTAAACGGAACTAATCCGCGTGCGGTGTTCTCGTTCCATACAGGCGTATTAAACGGCGTAGCGGCTTTATAATACTTGTGGGTGTAATATCGGCCGTCGCCGTTGGTGCGGCTCGGTACGGTCTTGTGCCACACCATAGGATAGGGCGGTACATCCCATATATTAGCCTCGTGCAGGGTTTTGTAGTCGCTGGTAAAATCCATAATGGGATTTAGCACTACTTTGCCCGATAGCACGATGTAGTTAGTTGTGTTGGGGTCGGATGGTGAGTATATGCCGCCAGTAGTGCCACCTTGATAGACAGCACACGGCGCACTATCTCTAAGGCTGGTTTCAGTCGGGTATGTCTTTTGCTCGTCGTTAGACCCGTTGCCGTTAACGCTTACCACCAAATAGTCGGTCATGTCGATTTTAGACACGGGGGCGTTATCCTTGTGGTCGGTCTTATTTTCCACTTTGCCTAATGACACGATAGCGGCACATGGCGCCAGGGGCATACGGTCGGGTAATGTCTGCTGGTTTGCGTTGTTTTGGCAATACTTATCAATCAAATTTGCACCTGTTCCAACTTCCGGGAAAGTCCATCCGGGGTTATTCATTACTTGTATATACCAGTCAGTAATAACACCCCCCGGGTAATCGGTATTAGTATCGTGGCACATAGCGAAAAAGGCGTTATAGGCTCTTTCTCCCTCTCCGTCCGACGAAAATTCAGTAAGGTATTTTTGTTTGTTGGAATAGGGCGACACTAAGGCGTTATCGTCTAATGGGCTTTCTATAACACTCTCGACACTTTCCACCTTGCAGGTTAAAAGTATTTGGTTAAACACTTCGCCTATGCTAATAGTGGTATCGGTTGAGGCTACATTATTGGGGGCAAATACGATGCAGTTCTTTTGTGTGTTAACTATACCGCCGGTATTCAGTTCGCGCCAACATATAGCGTTACTGCTTTTCACGCTCTCCCATGAAAAGATATAAAACTGCAAACCGTCCTGTACGATATGCAAATTTAGGTATTTGAAAATAGCCTCTATTACCTTATCTTGCGGCCATACGTCGTCCTCTTCGTCGCCTAAAAACAATAATTCAGATATAGCCAGTTTTGAAAAAATGTCGTAGCGGTATGCGCTTGCGGTCAGTGCCTTGCTACCATCATAGAAATATTCTACACCACCGGCCCCGGTTATGTCGATTGACGCGCACGCGGCGTTTAATATGTCGCCTATTATGTCGGCAAATACACGCTGTCCGGCGTTAGCCTTGACAACTTCGTACAGCACGCCCAAACCACCCACGTTACGATACTTAGAGTATTGCAGCGCGGAAAGTACGTCGATACATGATATTTCCAGCTCGTCGTAAACTTCGTTATAACCTTGTGAATAGGTCTGGGGCTCGATAAATCCGGCAAAGATACATTTATTACCCTTGAATATATTTATCACTGCGTCCATACATGATGTGCAAAACAAATCCTGTATAAAATCGCGTGTTAAAAGTCTTATGGTTGCTTGGCTGCGCAGTAAATGGTCAAAAGTATCATTTACGCTACTTTCGATTTCCACCGGGTTAGTAGTGAAAAATACGCCGCTTTTTTCGTCGCCGATTTCTACCTGCTGTGCGCGGCTGTTCTCGGTCACGATATGCACCGTAACCGTTTCTCCTAACTGCGTTAAAAAACTTCCGTAAAAATACATAGCGACTAAAATTTTATGTTTGTTCTCTTACCCGATTTACTGGCTATTCGGGTTTCGTTAGCCAGCACGCAAACAATCTCACGCCCGGAAGCGCGAAGCGTACCGCCGATAATTACCGGCTCGCCTACCGGGTTAAGCATACCGCGCAGCTTGTCGAGTGGTGCGACGACTTCGGGGTTATTCGACGCTCCGGCATACTCGCCGATAAGTCCGACGGTCGGGCCGCTCACTATACCGCCGTCGGCAAAAGGCATAACGCCGATAGCCTGCACCATTGCGGTAGCGGCGGTTACAAATCCGGAAGCAATACCAAAACCGGCAAATGGTATAGAGGCATGGGCGGCGAAATAAGCGGCGGCGGCTAACTCCATGTAACTTGCGGTCGCCAGTTTATTAGCGGCGATTACGGGTATTTGCGCCAGTGCATTTGCTTCAGCCGCGACAGCCTCGGCGGTCTGTGCGCCTGTAGCCACACCAATAGCGGCACTTTCAGCGGCTTTTGCCGTAGTGTGCGCAGTTGTGGCGGTACTTAGCATATCGATAATGCCTACGATGGCTTTAATGCCGTCGTATATCTGCAAAAAGCCATCGACTATGCCGGTTACTGTTTGCAATGCGTTGCCGTTACCCTCCAGCGCGTCGGTGATGCTTTCCACACCACTACCGATATCCTTTATGCTGTTCCAGCCCTCGCGGATAGTGCCGAAGGCGTTAATACCCTCTTTGCGCCACTGTTCGTATGTTGCTATAAGACTTTCTATATCTTTGCGCTGTGACGCAGTTACGGGGTGGTCGGTATCATTTAACAAGCGGTTAAGTTCGTTAATCTTTGCGGTCAGTTCGTCAAAACCCATGCCGCTAATTTTAACTTTATACTCGCGCCCTGTCAGCTTGTTTATTTCCGCTACTTCACGCTGCATAGACGGTATTTCGATACCGCGCTGTAATGCGCTACGCTTCTTTTCGTATGCGTCGATAGTCCGCTGTATGTTTTGTATTTCCTCACCGCTGGCCTTTTTCTGCTTCTGCTGGTAGTAACTAATGGCCTCGTCTAAATCCTCGATAGTATTAAGCGTGGAAACGTCGCCCGGCTTTTTCAAGTCGTCTAAAACATAGTTCCATGCCTTTTTTAATTCGTTGAGGTCGTTAATACTTTTCTGTACGGTAACGCGCTGGGTCGCGTCCGCTTTTTCCAGTAGAGCGGTATAGTATGCCAGTTCGCGGTTAAGCTGCTCATACGTCTTAATGTCGGCTATAGGCGTAGGCGCGAAGCCACTGCGCTCCAGCTGTCCGCGTAGTTCCTCCAGCCTCTTTATTTCGGCATCTATCCCGGCTATATTCTCGGCAGTAGCCTTTTGCCGTAAAGTGCGCTGGTAACTTATTTCGCGGTCTATGTCCTCTAACGTATTAAGCGTAGCCGGGCGTTCAGCCGCTTTTTGTACCAGTTCGATAGCCTCGCGTGCCTTTTCCCAGCGTGCGATTTTATCGCGTATAACGCGCTGCTCCTCGGTATCGGCCCCGGTGAGTTTCTTCTTATAAATTTCAATGTTGGTACTTAGTTCCTCGTATGTCTTGGGGTCGGCTACAGCGGTTTTCTTTTTGCTGTGCTGGGTGCCTAACCCGGTCATACTCTCTAAGACCTTTTTACGCGCTTTAAGTTGGTCGTTATAAGCGCGTAGCCGCTTAATCTCGGCGGTATCAGTTGTATTTTTTAGGCTCTTTTCGGTTTTGTCGATAGCATCGGTTAGCTGTTGCCATGTCATTTCACTAACCTTAACCTCGGAATTAGCACCAGCCAGCCCACGGTTTATTTCCGCGCTAACCTCGCCGGTCTTTTTGGTAATGACATCTAACCGCTTTTGTAACTCGGCCTCTGTAGCGGCCGCGTCGTCCATATCCTTTTTAGCCTGTCGGTATTCCTCGGTTTCG